TCAAAAGAAGAAGCGTATTGCTCAAAAGAAAAGACTTGGGCAACCAGCTGGTAAGCCACGTAGAGTATCAGCACTTAGAAGGACAAAGAGGAAGAAAACATAATGGCAACATCAGGAACAACAGCGTTTAACTTAGATTTAAACAACATTGTAGAAGAAGCATTTGAAAGATGTGGTTCTGAAATGCGTACAGGATATGACCTACGTACAGCTCGTAGAAGCCTAAACTTACTTACTGTTGAATGGGCTAATAGAGGTGTTAATCTTTGGACTATTGAAGAAGGTAGTGTATCTCTTACTGAAGGAACTATTACCTACAACTTACCTACTGACACGATTGACTTGATTGAGCAGGTTATTAGAACAGGTACAGGCACTAACCAACAAGATATTAATATCAATAGAATATCCGCACCTACTTATGGAACAATACCTAATAAAAACGCAACAGGTAGACCCGTTCAGGTATGGATAAACAGACAAGCAACACAACCGATTATAAACGTATGGCCTACTCCAGAGGATAATAGCTATACATTTGTATATTGGGCATTGAAGAGAATAGAAGATGCAGGTACAGGCGTTACTACACAAGATATACCATTTAGGTTTTTACCTTGTTTAGTTGCAGGACTCGCTTTCTATCTGAGTTTAAAATTACCTCAAGCAGGTGATAGAACTCAATTTTTAAAACAAGAGTATGAAGAGCAGTGGGCATTAGCTTCAACTGAAGATAGAGATAAAGCCACACTTAGGATTGCTCCACGTAGACAACACATATAGGAGATAGGACATGAAGAAAAAGGTTATGAAGAAAAAAGCTTTTAAACCTCATATGATGTATGACAAAAAGACAGGTAAAGCTGTAAAAGCTCCTACTATGGCTAAACATTTAGAGTTAAAGAAAAAAGGTTATGGTCATACTAAACCTAGGAAAAAATAAATGAGTAAGTACGCTTCAGCAAAATATACGATTGCCGAGTGCGACAGATGTGGCTTTCAATATAAATTAAATGAACTAAAAGACTTATTTGTAAGAACTACAGAAACTAATATAAAAGTTTGTAAAGAGTGTTGGGAACCAGACCATCCACAGAACATGCAAGGTATGTATCCTGTAGATGACCCACAAGCAGTAAAAGACCCAAGACCTGATAAAAACCTAGAAGAGCAAAGGAGTTATCAATATGGGTTTGACCCAGTAGGACTCAATAACCCTTTACAATTAGAGGGATTAGTAGATAATTTAGAAAGTAACGGTCAAATAGGGTCAGTTACTATTACAACAACTTAGGAGTAAATGATGAACAAAGACAGAAAAGGAGCTAAGGTAACTTACAAGCAACCTGAAAATGTTGCTACACCTAATACAGGTGGTTATCCTGAGAAGGATGTAAAGACTGAGGGTGTGGTTACTCGTGGTAATGGAGCAGCTACAAAAGGAACTAAAGCTAGAGGACCAATGGCATAATGACTTATACCGAGTTAGTAGCAGCAATCAAATCGTACACAGAGAATGATTATAGTACGACTGATGTTAATACATTTATTAAGAATGCTGAACAACGTATACATAATACCGTACAGTTACCTGACTTACGTAAGAACGTAACGGGTACAATGTCATCAGGTAATAAGTATTTTTCTTTACCTAGTGATTGGTTATCTACCTTTAGTATTGCCGTTATAAATACTGACAACGAATACACTTATCTTTTGAATAAAGATGTTAACTTTATCAGAGAGTCGTTTCCTGATACTGATTCTGGATTCTTTGGGAAACCTGAATATTATGGTATATTTGATGATACAACAATGATATTGGGACCAACACCAAATGCTAATTACAGTGCTGAGTTACATTATTACTATTACCCAGAAAGTATTGTTACTGCTGGTAATACTTGGTTGGGGGACAACTTTGATACTGCATTGTTTTATGGTGCATTACTGGAAGCAGCTGCGTTTATGAAAGAAGACCCAGATACAGTAACTCAATACACAGCAAGGTATAGTGAAGTTATGCAGTTATTGAAAAACTTAGGTGATGGTAAAAATAGACGTGATGCTTATAGAAGTGGACAAGAGAGGATACCCGTAAGAAATGGATAATAGAGCAGAGATAAAACAAGGTATTGATTATGATGTGCACACTACATCATACGGTGGTATGACACCAGAGCAAGTAGCAGAGTTAGCTCTTGCTAAAATAATTCACGTAGGCGAGAACGCTAACCCTTTATTAAAGGAACAAGCACTAGCTTACAAAGATAGCATTAGGCAAGTTCTAGTGCATTATATGAAGCAGGCTATTAAGTCTAATCATACAACCATAGCGAATAAACTGCATAAGGCAGGGCATTCAGAATTAACTAAACTTTTGGAGATATAAAATGGCGATTTCTCAAGCAATGTGTACTTCATTTAAAGTTGAGTTGTTGAATGGTATTCATGCATTTAGTACAACAGTAGCTCGTGGTGACACATCTGCTGATAGTTTTAAATTAGCATTATATACTTCATCAGCTTCTTTAGGTGCTGCTACTACAGCATATACAACTTCTAACGAAGTTTCAGGAACAGGATATACAGCAGCAGGTGCAGCACTTACTGCAGTGGCTCCTACATCTTCTGGAACTACAGCAATTTTAGATTTTAATGATTTAACATTTTCTACAGCTACAGTTACAGCTCGTGGTGCGTTAATTTATAACGACACACAAAGTGATAAAGCAGTTGCGGTGTTAGATTTTGGTGGTGATAAAACATCTACAGCGGGGGACTTTACTATAGTATTCCCTACAGCTGATGCCTCTAATGCAATTATACGTATAGCTTAGAAGGAGTGTTGAATGGCACTTGTTGTAAACGACAGAGTCAAAGAGACTACTACAACCACAGGGACAGGGACAGTCACTTTAGGTGGAGCTGTATCTGGGTTTGATACTTTTGCTGCAGGTATTGGTAATAGTAATACTACATACTACTGTATTCAAGCAGGAGCAGAGTTTGAAGTAGGTCTAGGTACCTTAGCAGCTGATAGTTCAACTCTTGCTCGTACTACAGTTATATCAAGTTCTAACAGTGATAATGCTGTTAACTTTTCTGCAGGCACAAAAAATGTATTTTGTACGTTACCTGCTAGTAAAACTCCTATATTAGACGCAAGCGGAGATGTTACACTCTCTGGGACCTTAGCGGCTAGAGAGTTAGAGTCATCTAATGGTATAATTGCAAACAATGAAACGGTTAGTGCTAGTTATACTTTTCCTACAGGATATAATGCTATGAGTGTAGGGCCAATAACAATTGCTAATGGAGTAACAGTAACCGTCCCTAGTGGACAAAGATGGGTAATATTATGACATGTAAAATTAATGCAGATACAACTGATGGACTAAAGATAGTTTCTGATACTAGTGGTGCAGTAGATATACAATCTAATGGTGCAACTAAAGTAACTATAGATGCTAATGGAAATGTTAATACAGTAGGGCAAGTTTCTACAACAGACAATGGCACAATAGTTACGAGGCAAAATGCTAACCCCATTATCATTAATGGTGATATGGCAGTAGCACAAAGAGGTACATCATTTACTTCTCAAACAGGTGTTGCTTATCATTTAGATAGATATGAGATAAGTGCATTTAATGTAGGTGATGGCGTTTATCGAGTAGACCAATCAACAGATGTACCATCAGGACAAGGCTTTGTTAACAGTAATAAAGTATCTTGCACAACAGCAGATACTTCACAAGATGCAAATAATCAAATGTATTTTCAAACACAACTAGAGGGAACAGCTACTTCTTTATTAAATTATTTTGTAGCATCACCTGATACAGTAACAATCGCATTTTGGGTAAGGTCAAATAGGACAGGTACTCATTCACTTGCTTTAAAATTAAGTGATAATGGTTCAGTAGAAAATAACACAGCAACAAGAATCTATCACAAATTGTATACCATAAGTTCAGCAAATACTTGGGAAAAAATAGTTTGTGCAATTACTTTAGATTCATCAACAAGTGAAACAAAAGTAACTGGAACAGGTTTTGCAGTTGCAGTTCAATTTTGGTTAGGTGCAGGTTCAAACAGAGATGGAGTAACAGCAGACCAGTGGGCAGATAATGGTAATAATACTGCTACAAGTGATAATTTAGATTTATTAGGCAGCACTTCAAATGATTGGTATATAACAGGATTACAAATGGAAGTAGGAAGTTTTGATTCAACTACTATACCATCATTTCAACATGAATCGTATGGTGATAGCTTGATTAGATGTCAAAGGTATTTTAGAGAATTAGCTAATTTAACAGCTTATGCTACTAATTCAACAACTGTAAATTTTTGGGGACATACTTTTAGTCCTCACATGAGAGCAAACCCAACATTAGGTGCTACTGGTGCTTTTAATATACAAGGTGGCGGTCAGAATGTTACTCAATCTTCTTCTGCTGTTGGCACATCATTTGTAAATAAACAAGGTTATGTTTATATTATTAGTGTTGGTAATTTTAGTGGTTTATCTGCTGGAAATATTAATATGGGTCCAACACCACAAAATAATTCAAATGTTTTCACATTAGATGCGGAGTTATAATTATGATTAGTACAGTAAAAAAACAAAATTATGAAGGAAAATTAGTAGCTTATAAAGTAACTTATAGTAATTCAGATGTACCAAAATCAGTTCCAATAGATACAGCCAACACAGATTATCAAGCAGTACAAGCATGGGCAGCAATAGACGGTAACACCATAGCGGAGGCAGACTAATGAGTAGTATTAAATTAAAAGGTAGCACTTCTGGTGATGTAACAATTACCGTGCCAGCACAAGCTGGAACTAATACAGTAACCATACCAGCAGTAACAGGTACTTTACCGCTATCTAATCTAGACCATGTAACTAATAGACCTAATGCTAAACCATTAATCATCAATGGTGATATGGCAGTTGCTCAAAGAGCTACAAGTGTTACTGGAGTTACATCTTCTGGTTATAGGTCAGTTGACAGATTTAGAATTGGCGTTGGTACTGCTGGTACTTGGACTTTTTCTCAATCAACTACTGTACCCACAGGACAAGGTTTTTCAAAATCACATAAATTTGACTGTACGACTGCAAACGCAAGTTTAAGTGCAGATTCTATTTTAACTCATCAAGCTAGGCTTGAAGGACAAGATTTACAACTGTTTAAAAAAGGTACATCAAATGCTGAATATATGACTATTGCATTTTGGGTGCGTTCAAATAAAACAGGAACTTATGTTTGTGAACTTTTTGATAATGATAATAACAGACATATAGCTCAAACATATACAATTAGTAGTGCAGATACTTGGGAGAAAAAAGTATTAAGTTTTGCTGGAGATACCACAGGAGCTTTTGGTAATGATGAGGGCAATAGTTTAGATATTCGTTTACATTTAGCTGGTGGTTCAAACCGAACAGGTACAGCTTTACCTACTTCGTGGGCGAGTACATCAAGTACAACAAATGCTATGGCTGGACAAACTGTTAATTTAGCAGACAGCACTGATAACGAATGGTATATTACAGGACTACAACTAGAAGTAGGCGAATTTACATCAAGCACCTTACCACCCTTTCAACACGAAACTAACTTTGATAATCATCTAAGATGTGCTAGGTATTTTCAAGCATATAAAGCTACAAATGGTCAGTCAGTCGGAGATGGGTTTTCTTCTGATGGTGCGTCAAGAGGTGGTATAAGAGTTGGATTTTTCCCAATGAGAGCAAGTCCAACTGTAACAATTTCAGCAGGTACTACATTGAAATTTCAAGTAGGTACATCAAACTCAAGTGATGTTTCGCAATATTTTTTAGCTAATCCAAATAATTTTGTTGGTGCTAACTTTAATAATACAAAAATAGGAAATTTTGTTGTAGGAATTGACGGACAAACTGATACTAACTTTTCAAGCGATGGAGCTTTTACTCGAGGAGTTGCGATTGGCGATTTCACACTAACTTGTTCATCAGAATTATAGGAGTAAATATGAGCTTTAGATATAAAAAAGTAAGACATGTACCAAAAGCAGATGGCTCTCAAGGAGATGTTAGAACAGATGTAATTGGTAAAGACATTTTAGATGAAAGTGATGTTGTAATAAATCATATGTGGATTCCTGTTGATGATACCAATTCAGATTATCAAGAATATTTAGAATGGGCAGCAAAAGACGGTAACACTATAGCAGAAGCAGACTAATGGAACGTTTAATTTATATAACTATAATAGTAATAATTTTTACACATGCAGCTACAATACACGCTGCAGATACAACTATACGT